TTATTTGACGCGTAGTAAAGTTTCTTTGTATTGATGCTCTTGATTTCCATTGTTTGTTCCCTCCCGGCTTTCGCCTTGCTTTATCTTATGGCCTTATTATATAGTGTTAAACACTATATGTCAAGTACTTTTTTGTAAAAATACAAAAAATAAGCGCCGATTCCTCGGCGCTTATTTCAGCTATACAGTTTGCTCGACGTTTCTTTCATCCGCGCCATAATGTCAGGAAGCCGCCTCTGTACTGTGGCACGGCCAAGATACAATTCCGTAGCAACGTCCACTTGTGGAAGCTTATCCACAAAGTAGAGCTGCGCAATCTTTGCGTCTTCGCGGCCGAGATTCGATTGGTAAATAACCGTCTCCATATCCCGGCGCATCAGTCCGCCAAGCTCCGGCGGTAATTTGCATCTGGCTTGTGGAGCCATAGCCCCGCCCCCTTACTTCATCGCTTTTGCAAGTTTCTTCAAGAGGTCATCGCCGTACTTATAGGCGGCGAGATAGTTGATCGTGCCGTCGGTCAAACCGGCTCTTGCCTTGATCGTCCGCTTGGCTTCTTCCACGGACTCGTCGACCTTTACGGTGTCGTACTCGACCCACGGGAGCTTTCCGTGCTTCTGCCACTTGCGGGCGTGGTAGCCTGCTTTCGTGCCGATGTTCTGGACGGCGGTGATCTGTGCGCCGTTGTCCCAGATCGGGGTGCATTCGACCGCCAGACCGTCACCGATGTACATGCCCCAGTGCCCAGGCATCCAGAGGCCTTCGCCGGGAATGAGCTTGTCCCAGCCGGTCGTGGATACGTCCTTGCACTTTGCGATCATGCCGTCGGCGGACACGTCCGGGACGCTGTTCGACGCGTACCTTGCGCCGCCGTAGTAGGCGTTTTTGTTGCCGTCCCAGCCCCAGAGAATGCCCTTTGTCAGGTTCACGCAGTCAAAGCCATAGACAACTTTCCCGATGAGGCTGCGCAGATATGTGACCCTGCCGCCGGTGTACCAGTCCGGGTACTGGGCGGATTTCTCGTCAATGATCGTCTCGCCTACAGGGGAGCCGAAGCAGCCCCACATGTAGACGGTCTTGTAATTCTTCGCAACGTCAATGTGCCTGCGCACAAGCTCGGATGCTTTCATCATTTCTTTTCGCCCTCCTGCGGCGTACCCGCACTGTCAAGCACATCCTGCGTCTTCTGGGACTGGGTGCCGAAATAAAACGCGATGATGACCGCATAAATGGTCATAAAGTCCTGCGAGATTTTGCCCGCGACGGACATGTACGCAAACACACCCGTCAGCGTGAGCGTGACCAGACTCTTGACACTGAGCAAATTGCCCAGCCGCTTTTTGATATTATCCATATGTACCCCTTTCATTCTACCGGTTCATTCTTTTTTGCGAATACTCTCTTGAAAGCCAGCAAGCCCAGCTCTGAGACTGCTGCGCCCCCGGCATAGCCGAGCACGTCAGACAGGTCGACCGACGTACCCAGCTCCGGGTTACTTCCGACTGCGATTAGGACAGCGATGGTTTTCAGCGCGCACGCCCAGATCAGCACCATCGTCAGGAGTCTGAGCAGATAGATGACGATGGTGCGCGCCATCTCGCCTTTGCTCCACTTGCCCTTTACTCGCATATCAGCCACCCAGCCCCGCCAGAGCCAGCGCGTAGCCTACCAGCCCCGCGACGATCGCTGTCACGGCTGCCTTGATAAGCCCCTCCCAGCGGCTGCCGGGGAGCGCCTTGAGGGCTTTCACGTCGGTCTTGATCTCGTTCACGTTCGACTCGATCGTCTCCTGCTTCGTCGCCAGCACTTCTACGGATGTAGCCAGCTGGTGAAGCGCCTTGTTGTCCGCCTCGAGCTCGTCGATGCGGTGCTGGTTGGATTTGCAGCGCGCGTCGATCGCTGCGACCTGCGCCTGAATTCCGTCGTCCATATCTGTCTCCTTTCTCGCCCGGAGGCGGCGCTATACTTTCTGCCAGACCGTCGGGGCGACCGTCGGGGTAAACACATTTCCGTCCATGAGCGACTCATACAGCTTGTCTCCCCACCATCCCTTCTCGCCCTTTGCGAAGGCCAGCGTGGAGGTAATTACTTCGGGGATGATCCTGTACCCGTCCCGGTACTGCACGTCCTCCCAGAGCGTAGGCGCTTTGTCGGGCGTGTTCTGTTCGGTGTCCCAGAGGTCGACGGCGGCTTTTTTGATCTTGCCGTGCCAGTTGATGCGCGTGCCTGCTTTGACGAGGCTGCCGCCGCCGGTCAGCGTCCCCAGGAGCTCCGGCGCGAGGCTGACTGTTTTATCGTCCAAAGCGTTTGCCGCCTGTTCGATGTACGGGCGCATTTTCTTGGCCCTATCCGTGTACGTCATGCCGTTTCCTCCCCCAGCAAGATTTTCGCCGCCGTCTCGGTGTCGATCAGCCGCTCACGCAGCTGCTCCGGGTTTGCCGTCTCGATGTCAAAATCGTCTGTGACGAGTTTGCTGGTTTCCTTGTAGGTGTACGGCGCGCCGTCAACGTCGATGGCCTCGGCGTATTCAACGCCCGTCTCCACCTGCCGGATGAGATAGCCCGCATCCGAGTACGTTTTGTACAGTTCCACGCCGTCTGTGCGCGTTTTGTAGTGCTCTCTTACGATCATGCTCACACCCCCACAATATGGTCTGCCAACGAGCTCCAGTTTGTTGCCGCTTTCCACGCATCCGCAAGAGATGCGGGCACCCGGATCTCCAGCTGCGCGTGCGTCTGATCGAACGCGTTGACGTTGGCCAGCGTTGGAACTGCCGTGCAGTGCGTGAAGTCCACAAACCGCAGCGGATAGCATCGTTGAAACACCTGCGCCGGGATGCTCGCGATGTCCCCGAGGCATGTCACTCTGCGCAGCGCGTTGTCGCCCTGAAATGCGGCAGCGACAAAGGTTGTAGCGTCCGCTGGGATAGTGACTTCTAACAGAGCGCGGCAGGCCGAGAAGTCTCTAACTTGCCCGTTGACAGCCTTGATGTGGACGCGCTCGAGGGCTTGGGCTGTGCGGGCAGAAATCATATCAAAATTTACCCGCCGCACTGCTGTACTTCCGATGGCATTATCGCCGCTTTGCATCGTCCCTTTCGGGGATGCAATGGCTCGGATATTGGCGCAATTGTAAAAAGTCTGCCGAATTTCATCCATATCAGCCGCGATAAGCACACGCAGTTGTGTACACATTTCAAATGTCCGGATGGCATATACTTTTGTTGTTTGCGGGAGTGAGATGCTCTCAAGCATGCTGCAATTTCTAACGACCCCCGGCTCTGTGCTCACCACCCTCGCACCGACCTCAACTCTCCGCAGCATCGCGCAGCGGCCACTATCGGTTTCGCCGTTTGCAATCAGCCTCCGGCCATCGCGTCCAAGCCACATCGTCGTACCCTCTTTGACGCTCATCGTAATCACGTATGAGCCGCTGGATGCGTACACATGCCGATGCTCAATGTGCGAATCGGCATTTTTTGTTTCCGGGGTTGTTCCGTCGCCCCAGTCTACCGTTGTGGCGTTTCTTGTGCTCTGCCAATAGTTGAGGACAAAATCGTCCCACGTTTCGGTATCCACGTCGACGTAGAGCCTTGTCTTTCCGTCATCGGTAATGTACAGCGCGCCGATATCGAGCTCACGGCCTACGTCCTTGATGTCGGCAAGTGTCCAGTTCCAGCCCTGACAGATCAAGCCGTCATGGCTCGGAAGGGGCGGCAGCTCGGTCTTTGTGGCCAGCTCGGCGAGGGTCCACGCATACAGGAGCGTCCCGTCGTAGTCCCAGAAATTGATGTCCGACTCCTCGGGCGGGGTGGTATCTAACGTGCCGGTGATCTTCGCGCCCGAAGCGTCGTGCGCCGTCACGCCGGATTTGAGCGACGCGGGGGTGACGGTATCGTCCGCCGTATCCACAAAGCGCGCCGTGCCGCCGCCCGTTTTCGGGACGTCCAGCGCCGGGACATCCGGGTACGACGCGCCCGCGATTGTTACGTTCTGTCCCATTGCGCCCTCCTTACTGGATCGTCAGCACTTTGGTCAGCTCGTCCTGTGTGATCGATGGAAATTTTGCCCGCCCGGTTTTCCGGGTCAGGCTGTTGGAGAAGAAGGTGATGCCGGTCGGCACATTGTCCTCCGTCGCGGTTGCGGACACGTCCACGGCGGCCACACGCACCTTTTTAAGCAGCTTCCCGCTGGAGGGGGTCACGTCCTGCGCGGCCGTGGATGGCGTGGCCTGCTTCTCTTCCACCTGCACATACTTTTTGATCTCCGCACCGTTTTTGTCGCCGGAGACATATCCGGCGGAGACCGCCGCCGATGGCGTGACCGTAATCTCATAGTCCGTCTGCGTGTCGCCGAGCACCGTACCCGCAACCGCCGCGCCGGGGGTGACCGTGCCGTCGCCGACGCTCTTGGTCACCGGGTCGTCGTAGATGCCCGCCGGGATGGTGACGTTTTTACCGTTGACGCTTACGTCGTCCACGCCCTTCTCCGGGACGGAGCCCGTGACCTCGCTGCCGTCTGCCCATGCCTTTTTCCCGGCTCGGATGTCGCTGGCCGCCGCGTCGCCGCTTCCCGTGTCCACGAATTTTGCCGTGCCAGAGCCATCTGCAAGTGGGATTTCCACATTCGGGACGCTTTCATACGTCACGTCTCTGATTTTTACATTTTTCGCCATAGTGCACTCCTTACGTTATTATGATTCCGCCGCCGCTGTAGGTGATTCGCCCATAGTTCTTCGGGATGGGCGCGACGACAATATTTCTGGCCAGCATCCGGTTCGCCGTGGGAAGCGTCTGCAATTCCTCCGACGGGGTGATCTCATAGTCCCCTTCATACGCCTCGCCGCCCTGATAAACCACCTTCGCCGGGGCGATCTTCATCTTTATCTCCGGCTGCGAAAGCACCATTTTAAGCATATCCCGCCTCCTTCAGGAAGCTCTTCACGTCCACCTGAACGATCTCCGCCGCCTGCTTATTTCCGTCTGCGTCGGTCAGCGCGCATTGCAGACTCACCGCCCCGGGGCGCAGGCGCATTGCGTCTTCGTACGGGATTTTTACCAGCAGATGCGTTTCGTCAACGACTACCGGCGTGTACTGGAAGAACTGGCAGGCCTGTTTTACGTAAAATTCCAGTTTTGTCACCTTTGTCAGGTCGGTTCCCTCTACTTCCACCGATAAAGCGTTTGCAATTTTCTGAAACACTTAATCACCCCCCCGCTCTGCTGCGCTTCAAATACGTCCAGCTCGTTCTTTGCTTTGATGAACGTCGTCGTGTCGTCCGAAAGCGAGATGGTAGGCAAGAGGCGCGAATCATATGTGTAATCGTGATACGCCACACCGCCTTTGTAAGATGCCGTCGCCGTCATTCCCTGCAATGCCACTGCGGTAATCGCAGTAGTTGGTACAGTAGCTTGGTTGAACCCATCGTTTGGGCTGGACGTTGTCCAAACTTCTGTTTGCGTTGCAACCAGTAATGTTGATTCCGATGCAGATGCGTAACTTACGCAGGTAGTTGCCTGTTTGTTCTCTCCGGTAACAATAGAAGAACCCCAGTTTGTGAGATTTTCGGAAGAATAAACGGTCGACACTGGTCTATAAAATATTCCCGAACTGCTGTTGTACTGCGAATAGTAAGTCCCAAAAAAATAATACTTTCCAGATAGGAACACAACTTCTGACGCTGAATAACGTTTCATGACTACTGATTTGACAGGAGTTTTTATTTTCGTGAAGCTGGTTTCACTCCCATTTGCAACGTGCAGCTCTACATCACCGCTAAAAGAACTTCCAGTCTCCTGTCGGATTGCCGAAAGGAACCATTTTCCATTTGCGCTCGAGAACTTATATCCGAAAAATTTATTCCCGCTGATATCGTTAGTTTTCGTAATCATCGAATACTGCCAGCTACCAGAATCCAAAGGCGCATCCGAAAGAACCACATATGTTTTATCGGAATATTCGTCCCTGGAGCTTCCGTATCTTTCTATTGCAAATCCAAATTTCCCGTTACATTCAGCGATTCCGAAGAATCCGGTACCGTCTTTGCTATCTGATGGGAGTGTAACGCCCACCTGCGTCCAGCTTGTGTTCCCTTTTTCTCGAACCGCAATCTTGACGTTTATTCCGACACGGTATGCGCACACGCAATAATCATCAGATACTGCGAGCGAGCACATTATGCCTTCGTATGTAGATTCGCTTCCTGCAAACGTCGCCTCTTCGGAAAACGTTCCACCAACCGCGCTAGATTTCAAAATCTTGAAATTGCTACCAACCTGCACACAAACAAACCACATCCCATCAAAATACACTGTATTTGAAACACTTTTTGCATTGTAAGATGCCGGAAACGCATTCGTATCCCACGTTACCGCACCGCCCGTATTTCTCAGCACAGAACACAACTGCGGGTAGTTCTCAAATGTCACTGTGCTCCCGTCGCACTTCAACCACGCATCTCCAAGACTCTGCGCGGGGCTCGTCCGGATGGTGCCGATGGGTACGATGCGGTCGACCATGTGCCGGAACGCGTCGTCGACAAGCGGGTTCGCATACGGCAAGCGGAGAAAGCGTCCCGTGGAATCTTGGAGCATTGTGCGCGTGTTGAACGGCGTGCCGGTATCGTCCGGGTCGTCTGCACGTGTCATGTCGTAAGTATCTGTCTGTCCGGCAACGGGCTTGAGTTTTACCCGCCCCGGAAATTTTGGAGTTCGGTCTTTCATGTTATCCCCCCATGTCTCCTGCGTATAGTTCCTCGTCCGCGTAAACCCAGCCGACCTCCCGGCTCTCCAACACGTCATCTACGGCGATGATCGTCTTTTCAATGTTGTTCGCGCCTTCCCAGTCTAGGTCGTTGATCTTTGCCGGAGGGCGCGGGGCAGGATTGACAACTGCGTCGTATACGGCGTTCGCGGATTCGATATAAGCGTCCATAACGTCTTTGTCGAGCACTTCGTCAGAACCATAATCTTCCCGCACTTCTGCCGGAACGTCGATGTCGTGCGTTCTGAGCCGGTCACGAATGGTGATAAGCGCAGTTCCGACGCGGTTCAGGTCAGACGCTTTGTAAGAGCCTTTCAAGCCAGCTTCAAAGTCTGCCTTTTCCTGCTCCGTGAAGTCGCTCCACAGCTTCTTGTAAAGCTTCTCAGCATAGGAAGCGTCAGCCTGCGTCCGGTCGGTGATTAAGGTTTTCATAATTCTCATGCAGAAGCCCCCGTTCCGACGATGTCACACTCAGCCGCCGCGATGCCGCTCAGTTTTATGGTCATGCTCGTTATCGTCCCGGTAATGTGGTCATCCCACGGAGTTGTGGTGTCTACATAGTCACCGGGAAGCTCCTTGTCCATGACGATCTGAACGCTGTGCGTCTGCCGCCGCATATAATAGTCAAAGACGTGCTGCGTCACCGCTGCAACATTCGTCGAGTTGACAAGCGTCGCGTCCTTGACCTCGATGACGTTTGGCTTCGTGGATGCCGTAATGTTCGGATTCTGTTTTACCGTGACCACCGTCGTGTGGAAATACTTTTTCCCGCCGACTTCAACCGTATCGCTTCCGCTTCCGGACGTGCTGTACGTGTGCGCGGTAACTCTTATCTCGGTCACGATGGCGGACTGGCTGACTTCGCCGCCGACGTAAAGCCGGTTCATAGGAATCACGGTCGGTGTTTCCTCAGACAGTCTCCATACCTTCACGTTTCCTGTTCCGCTGGTATCCACCACAGCCCGAAGCGCAAACGCGACCTGCTGCAAAGCTTCCCTTCGCGTGCAATCGGGAATGTATCCTGTCAGCTTCTCGGTCTGTAGCTCCTCCGAAAGCTCCAAGACGAAATACCCGCCGAGGATGCTTTCTAAAACCGTTTTCGCGTTGGCGTTGGAATAAACAACAGCCGGGAATGGGTCTTCGTCCAGAATTCCCAAAGCGTCGATGCAGGAAACGTTGTATACGTTTTTGCTTACGCGGGTAGATTCGTCGATGTAAAACGTGCCAATTTTCGTCTTTCCGTTGTACGCATAAACGGGCTGCTTCTCTTGGAAAATAAAATCAATATCTTCCATGCTGTCCAGCGTGAAGTCCAGCGTGTTAATCGCTAACTCGTCGGATATGATGTTCAGTTCCTCGGTCGCCTCAACGCTCCGAAGCTCCTGCCGCTCGAACTCTCGAACAATGCCGAAAAGGATAAGGGAGATTTTAATGGGTCGGTTCGGAAGATTCGTTTTGTTGAACTGAATCTTGATTTTGTTATACAGTTCCACAGTTTTCTCACAGAAGTAATTTCCGCTGTTCGGGAAGAACTGCTGTGTGGCCAGCTGCGTTGTTCCGTTGTACCACGTGATATTCAGGTCGCTGCAATAGTCCCCGGTTTCCCCGTCAAATTTGAAATAGATGCCGAGGGACGTAAACTGCCCGTCAAGGGATATCTCAATGGTAGGCGGCGTTTGGAACGTACAGTCTGCGCCGCTCCGAGGTGTCGACCAGAAGCCGACAGGCTCAGATTTTGGCTTTAGCTTTCGCGTGCCGTTCAGCACCCATTGATTCTGCTCTGTCGTTGCCACTGGCCCCTCGAATGCCCCGAAGGGCAGAAGCGAGGTTTTTGAAATACCCATAGCCTCGCTTGCTGTCACACTCGCAGCCGCCGCAGAACCGACCGCAACGTCTTCATACACAACTTTTACACTCATAGCGGCGTCCTCTTCGGCTTCATCGCAACAAAATTAAATGTAAGGTTTCCCCATTCGTTCTTCTGCCCGTAAGCCGTCAAAAGTTCATCGTCTCCGTTTGCCACATATGCATCGAAGGTCAATGTTCCTTGTGCATACGGAACGGTGAGGGAATGGCTGTCGACAGGTGCGGAGATTGCTTCATAGAACCTGTCATATTCCGCTGGGTCAGTTCCGACCGGGTCAAGCTCCACGCTGTAGTTATAAAACGTGCCGATGATGTCTCGCACCATCGCGCCGGTCATTACGCGCCCCGCATTATCGCCGTCCAGAACCGCGAAAGAACGTTTCAGACTGGTTACATGCAGGTTCGGATACGCCGTGCCATCGAGGGTCAAAACACTTGTCATGCCTTCACCCCCGCCAGCCTTACGCCTACACGCTGCGTTTCTTCGTTGTTCGCCTTATAGACAGCCCGCGCAAACTCTCTGCCGTTGAGCTGCAAGATGATTGTCTGCGACCGTCCGCCGGATTCGTTCATAGCCTGCTTGAATGCCTGCACCATTGTCTCAAGCGGCGTTTCGATGTTCGTCCCGCTTTTCTGGTCACCCAGCACCGCCATAAACTCCCGGTTCGGCGGGATGACCGCACCTTCTGCCAGTCTCGGAAGTGCAACCTGACTGACAAGCGGAATGCTGATGCCAAAAGACTTGCCGCCGATGATGGGAACCCAGTCCGGAATCTCAAAGTGAATGGTATTCAAAGCGGAAATCAGAAGGTTAATGCCATCGATAATAAAGTTGATCGCGCCTTCGATCGTCGCTATAATGCCGTTCCAAATCCCCTTGAAGATCTCCTTAACGCCTTCCCAAGCCTTTGTCCAGTCTCCCGTAAACACGCCGACGACAAAGTCAACAATGCCTTTCAGGATGTCTTTTACGCTGTTATAGAGGTCTGAAACCAGTTTCCCAACCGTCTGGAAGAACGCTGCAAGTACGGGAGATTTTGACTGTAGCCATGTAATGAACATATTCCATGCGTCCTTGATGGAGTTTACAATCGCGTTCCACGTCTGCTTCATCCCTTCCCAGATCTGCTTAATGCCTTCTACGGCAAGCTTCATGTCTCCTGTGAATACGCCCTTGAAGAACTTCCCGAAGCCGTCTATAATTTTCTTCAAGCCCTGAATCAGTTCTTCTCCATGTCCGGTGAAGGATACAAGCGCAACCAGCGCGGCGAGGAAACCTGCAATCAGAAGGGGAATCCAGCTACCCGTCAGAAGCGAAATGCCGATACCGGCGGCAAGTAGCCCAGCGATGATCGTAAGCGTATTGACCAAATTAAAGCCGTTTTCGATAACGTCTTTGATGCCGACAACCAGCATGGCAAGACCGCCTACAACCAATGCAATTCCTGCCGCGATTGGCCCGAAGGCAATTGCAAGCCCAACTGCAAGCGCGGCAAGACCTGCCAGCATCCCGAGGAAGTTGTGTAAATCAATCCCGTTATTCCAAGCATCCAGCCAGAAGTATACAAGCGCAAACGCACCGGCAACAGCAAGGGCGATACCCCAAATTTTGCTCAGGTCGTTCGTGAACAAGCTCGCGATTTTCCACGCAAGAAGCCCAGCGGCGATAGCGCCTACCAATCCGAGAATGTCGTGGAGCTTGTCCTCTGCCATGTCGAGATTCGAGAAGTCCGGCGCGATCTCCGTTGATGCAGCACCACCGCCTCCGCCAGCGCCAGACGCTGTGTTGTCTGTAAGCTGGTTGATCTCGTCAAAGCTTGCCATGCTCTTGCTTGCGTCTTTTGCCGCCGCCCCAACGCCTTCCAATGCCTTCTGCTCGTCGTTCAGTCCTTGTGCGGCTGATTTCTGCGAAGACCAGCTTTTCCCGGAAAGCATACCGAAGAACTTTGCAATCACCGTGACTACCTGTGTGAGGATATTCACCAGCTTTACAAAAACTGGTATCACCACTTGCAAAATTGGCTGGGCCAGCGTCAAAAACGCCGCCTTGAGCCGCGCCACAGCTGCGCGTGCTTCGTCGTTCTTCATAATAGTTTTTCCAAGCCACGTTCTAAGACTTTGCAGCGCTCGAGTAATCAGAGAGAACACCAGAACGCGCTTAAAAAGCCCAGAAACACGTTTGCTGAACGTGTTCATGCTGTCGGAAACCTTCTTCGCAGCGGCTTCCATTCGCTCTGTTGCGCCGCTTGCGTTTGTGATTTGCTCCGTGAGTTCTCCGGCTTTTTGCTTCGCAGCGTCCAAAGCAGAAGTCTGCTCGATCACTTTGTCCGTGATTTTTGCATATTTCCCGTCCAAACTCTCAACGATCTTGTCCTGCTCTTTTAAGATTGCTTCCTGCTCTTTGATTTGCGCCGCAACTTCCGTCTGCCGTCCGTATGCTGTGATATAAGCCTCCGGAGACGCAGACACCTCACCGGACGTGATCTGCCGAAGCCGCTCGGATTCAGTCCGCAAAGATTTCAGCGCATTTTCTGCCTGTTTTGCGGATTCTTTCGCCGCGTCAAGCTGAGATTTCAGACCGCTCTGCTCTCCTGTGCTTTTTTTCAGCTCGGCTTCCATCTTGTCGATTTTCGCCGTCAGCTTATCAAGCTCCTTCTGCGCGTTTTTTGCGTCAACCTCCGCTTGAACAACGATTTTGCCGTCTGCCATTGTCTCACCACCTTATTTTGAAATGCCCCATGCGGCGAGAACGTCTTTCTCTGCCTCTGTGTATGTAACTTTCAAATCGATTATATCCCTGTTCTTTCGGTAGAACTCCCGTTCCTGCTTGTCCAGAGGCTTCCCGTGTGCCTTTTTGTCTCGAATACGAACCACTTGAGCAAACAGGCAGTCTCCAATTTCCTGATAGAAAGACAGGAACGACCACCAGTGCAGATACTCAAGCGCCCGAACCTCGCATCCGGCGATTCTGTTCACGGGGGCAATAATCATGTTGAAGTCCTGCTCCCATGACATCAGCACGGGTTCTCTCTTCTTTTCTTTGCGTTCTTCCCCACGGTCTATAAACCGGAAACACTGGTTCAGAGCTTCCTGATAGTCGCTGGCTGGCATTCCCTCAAAGTCGGGATAGAAGATTCTCAGCGATGCCTCCGCCTTGTCCTGCTCGTCCAGCTCGCTATCAACAAGGGCGGTGAGGATATCCAACACCGCCCGATAGTCAGACCGGATTTCGTATTCTGTTCCGTTTACATTGACCGATGTCGGTAAAGACCAGATTACTTTTTCCATCTTTCCATATATTTCTTGATTCTCGGGTTCGTAGCCTTCTGTTCTCTTGCAAAGGTGGTGTCGATCTGGTCGATGATGCCGAGCATCAGATTGCTCCATACAGGCAAACCGTCAGCCAGTGCGAGGACATTCATAGAGCCGAAAAGAGGCGTGCAGAGCGGAACCCCGAAAAGACTGTCGATCGTATCGCGCATTTCGTTGCTTTCCCGACGCGCAACCTCAAAGATTTCCTTTTTGTTCGCGTTCTTTTCCACTTCTGCCTGATATTTCCGCTGACGATCTTCCAATCCGTTGAACACGTCAAAAATTTTCTCTACAATTTCTGCGTCTGTCGGGTTGACCTCGAGCGTTACTTTGTCGTTGATGTTGATTTTTTCAACGCCAGTTGCAATCTTGATGTCCGCCATCTATTGTCCCTCCTTATGCCGCTTCCGGCGTAAACGTGATTTCTCCGTTGGAACCGACCGCCGCAGTGCCGGTGATTCTCTCGCCGCCCGGCGTTACCGTAAGCGGCATACCTACGAAGCCGCCGCCTTCGCCGCCAAGACCTGTCGCCTCGATTGCAGCACCCTTGTATCTCTCCGCGAAAACAGCCGTTTTCTTCGTGCCTGCGTAATGATGCACGATAAGAATGTCCTGATTCGCCAGAGCCGCCGCGTTCTGTTCCTTAACGGCGAGGTTCCAGACATGCGTAAGCGCAACATCTCCGGCATCGAGTTCGCACGGTTCAAAGTCCTGCGTGATGATGGGCTTCTTCATAGTGGTTCTGGTCGTGCCGAGGATGTCCTTGTTGGAATCCTTCTGCCAGTCGTATTCCATGCTGGAATCCGTGACGCGCGTCCCAAGCGGCGACCACACGGCGGCGGAATCAGTGCCCGTATTCACAAAAAGAATCAAAAGTTCTCTGTCTACAGGCTGCCCCGCAACAGTGTTAAAGGTCATATTTTCTGCCATAGTTAAATCACCTCATATGTCATTTTCATCAAAATATGATGATCTTCGGAACCGTCTTCATATGGCGTAAGCATTGTCGCGCGTGCTGATATTTCCATCTTTCGCACTCGTATCCCATCGCCTAAAGACGGATGATTTTTTGTTGCCCACTCACCGAAGCGATTCAGCATTGCATCGACTCGTAAGCGCTTGTCATTGCTATTTCCGGGAATAATCCGTGCCACCATTGCGAATCGATATGCAGCCTCATATCCGCCCAGAATGTATGGCCCCCGTGTGATATACGTCCCCGGAATTACAGATAGTTTCATGCCCGCCGAATCAGCGGGTAAGAACTCATAGTTGATCATCGCGGCTGGTATGTCCTCACCAGTAAAAGAGTTAGCCCATACCATCATCTTCCTTGAAATGTCATCTTCTTCTGCTATTGATACAAGCTTCTTCTTGTCAGAGTTCATTCTTCACCGCCTTATCTGCTATACGAATCCATTTTTCAAGGTTTTCGGCTTTCGATGCTTCAAACCAGTATGATTGAGCTTGATTGTGTCCAGCCTTATTGAACTCAAGATTCTTATCGGTCAGCACCTTTGTCATCCCTTTCTTCGCGTATGTGCTGCCCGTCTCCGGGTCAACCATGACTTTCCCGTAATACAGGAATCTTGCATACGGTCCCGGATAGATGATCGCATTACCGTCCACCATTGTTCTCTGGTCGAGAGAGCCGGTCAAAAACGGAACATACGGACTTGTGTCCTTCCGTGCCTGAACCGCAACAATATGCTCCGCTTTCGTGCATGCCTGCGCGAGTTTTTCGTGCAACTCGTCAAAGCCATCGGTTTTCACACTGAATTTCAGCATTACGTGCCTCCGACCTGCCAGTGCTGCATAGACGGACTTCCGAAGTCCTTCATGTCCACCTTTGTCACTTTGTACACATCGTCGTAAAGCATCTCAATCTGTTCTTCCGTCTTGTCCGGCTCGACTACTTCACCCTTCACAAAGAAGGTAGTGCCGCCGTTACCGTCCGTGGATAGCGTCCAGATTTTGCTTTTATCAGTTGCACGCCAGAATTCTTGCGGCCCGACGTAGCGCTTCTCCGCGCCTGTCACGCCGTCTACGGCTGGCGAGGAAAACGGAATGTACAGGTTTACCGCATCTGCGCCTTCAAGCCCGCTCGCGCGGACGTTAGCAGCTTTCGATGCTTGGAGCATTACGCCGCGAATCACTGTGATGTAGCGCTTCTGCGTGTCATTGAAATCCTGGTCTTGCTCCTGCGTGACGTTGTAGATTGTTACAGTGTGGGGGGCGTACATGCAAAACACCTGCCTCTGTAAAGAAGCCCAGTATGGGCTAGATATTCACGCGCTACGCTTGCAAGGGCTTTCTTTGCTTCCGAAGCCGCTTTCAATGCAGCGACAGAAGAATCACCGCCGCTGCGAAGCGTCCGGGAATAGCCGCCCACAGTCTCGCTCTGCAATTCTCCTTCGTCAGATGCAAGCCCGGCGGACACATTCTTTCTGGCAAGCTCTTGTGCCGTGTCGATCAGAATATACTGGTCGACTAAGGCACAGCAGCACATTTTTACAGCATCCAGCTCTGCAAAATCCTTTGCTCGGTTTTGCGTGTAGTAGTCGAGGAAGGAACTGGCACGTGTCGCCAATCTGCAAAAACTGTCAGCGTCTACGGTTCCCATGTAAGTATCGCAGTAGTATTCATAATCAGCGTAGATCATCACCCCACCCCTTCCAGAACAGCCAGAATTTCAGCCTTTTTCATGGAACTGTTGACCCCTTCCACCCCGTTTTCCTCGGCATAATCGAGAAGCTGCGCTTTCGTCATGCCGGAAAACGTGGGCGGTTCAGAGGCAGGCGCTCTCAACAGTTCGTTTAACCCCCCGCCGAGATCGTGCCGACTACGATGCCATCCATGCGCTCTGCAAACAGCACCATACCATTGATAACGGTATCGGAAGCTGTCATGTTGGTATAGTCCGGCTCCTCATGGATGCCGATATAGCCGGTTGCGTCGGTGGTGAAGTCAAACACTTCGCCAAGATCTGCGCCGTTCACGGGGATGTAATACAGAACAATGTTGTCCTTCGCCGTTGCGTAGATCTTGCCCTTCGGAACACTGGAATTGAAGATCACAGTGCCAAGACCGAGGAAGTTCTCCACGTAAGTCATGCCGAAAGCGGTCTGCAAGGTGATGTTCGCTGTTGCGAGGTAGTCAGCCACATCGAGGGGGTTCATGAAATAAACCGCGCCGATCTCGTCGTCCTCGAACAGAACCTGCAACTGCCCCCACGCCTGCGCAAGGGTAGCCTGGAAGGTCGCGCCCGTTGCCGTTCCTGTGCCGGTGGCGAGGAACGCAAAAAAGTCCTTCCGGATACCCTTCTGCACGTCCTTGAGCATCTCGTCTGTGGTCATTTCTACCGCCTGATCGTAGCCACGGTCGGTGATAGCCTCCGCAGACGTTGCCTTTCTCCACTTCTTGAGCGTGATCTCCTGATAGTTCACGGGCTCCGTTTTGTACTTGCTCAGGGGAATGGTTTCACCTTCCGCCACAGCACCATCTTCCAGCGTGCCGGTAGCCTTGTAGCTCTTGAGCACGGTGCCAGCCTGCTTTGCGATTTTGCGGGTAACGCCAAGAGCCTCCATCAGCTTCTTGATGGAATAGCCGAACATTTCGGTAAATTCGATCTCGCGAACTCGCGCAAGATCAGCTTTTTTAATCAGCTTAGGATCAACAGCCATAGTTAATCTTCCTTTCTAAACAAATCCATATTTGCGGCGATTGCAGCGCGCCGCTCCGCTCTGTCAGTGATTTTCATAATCTCGTCTTTTGTCATCGGCTTACCGCCGTCGTTGAGACGTGCGCCCATGTCCACACGGACAGAAGGCTTGGATACAAGTCCTTTATAAGTTCCTTCGATAAGTGCATCGAGACTCTTTGTGTCCTTGATTTTCTCACCGTCCATCTCCAATGCGGTCATTTCCTCGCCGCAGCCGCGCATGGCAAGATCGAGATTTGCGCCTGTGATATTTTTGCTTTCAAAGTAAGCCCGAACAGCCTTTTCCTTTGCCGCCTTGCTTTCCTTTGCTGTAATGCCGGATTTATAAGCCTCGAAGTCCGAGTGTTCTTTTTCGTACTTCTCCTTATATCCGCCATCGCCCGCCGCCTTGAGGTCGTCCAACTGCTTTTGAACGTCGGGCAGTTTCTCCGCGTCAGACTTGTACTTGCTGACATCAGCCTTCAAGCCGTCTACGGTATCGGTATGTGCTTCAATGATGGTGTCCACCTGTTCGTCGGTGAGTCCCATGCCTTTCAGTAATTTTCTGGTCAATGCCATTTCTATCTTCCTTTCCTTTGTCCGCAGTTCGTCGCGGCGATAGATTGTATAAAACCGCAGTGCTTCGCGGGTTTTACCTGTAAATTATTTGTAGAAAACTTTTGTTCTTTCTGGTTGCTCCGGCAATCCTGCCGCCTTGCTGAACCTGCTATATTCTGCGTTCAGCCGCCGAAGCTTTATGTTCGCGGCGGTCGCGTCCTCGGAAAGCCCAGCTTCTTTGTATGCGTTTCTAAGCTTTTTCTGCGCGCGGATTTGACGCTCTATGCGGCGCTGCATCTGTGTCGCTTCATAGGCTGTGTAAGTCTTTCCGTCAAACGTGCAGCCAAGACCATCGTCGATATGCTTGAGCTGTTCGTCGGTGTAATCCCTCTCGGAAACGCCCGGAATGTACGGATATTTGTGATGGCGGCAGTTCGCGCCGGTCAGGCCATCAACATATCCATAGCCGGTAGTCTCCACAAGGTCATCGTAAAGCCCCAGCGGGTCAGGTTCGCCGCTTTCACTCTGGTAATATACTTTCCCTTGCCACTCTTTGTGGCTCGACCACGGCGAAGCGCCCGGCTTATCACGCGCCCCTGAGTGCGCAGAAACTTCAAAGTATCGCGTCTCTAGGTATTCTGCGCTTTGGTTCGTGTACTGGTCGCAGATTTGATTCACGCCGGTCATGACAGCTCTCCGAACAGCAACGTCGATGTTGTCAACGTGTCCGCTTTCGTAGCTCACGAATTTCAGTCCACCTGCAAGCTGTTGCACCGCAGACTTAATCGCCTGATTGTAGCTGATCGCCCCGCTCTGAATCTGCATAACAGCAGAATCCAACGCCCACTGATACGCACGCGCAGGCGGCAGCATTGTGCGCCCAGCGTCCACTAAAAAGCCCATTGAGCGCGTTATGTTGCGCAGCGTTTGCTTCGTCTGCTCGTATATTGCCCAAGTATCTTCTACGCTTACCAGCGTTTCCGGCTGTGTGATATGCGCAAGGTCTATCAGGTCGGTGTAATACTTCTGGTTGCGTTCCACAACATCATCAAGCAGATCATTTAACTTTGTTTCGCTGATGCCGGTTGTCTTGCGGATTGCTTTCTCGATGTCCTTTAGGTCGGTGCCATGCGACCGCAGCGCCCGGATTGCCTGAACAGTCACTTCGTTCAGCTGATCTTTCAGCGCAAGTCGGCTGCAAATCTCATCGAGGAGCGTATCTTCCAGCCCCCGGAATAGTTCGGCAAGTTCTTCTGGGAGCGCGTCAAGGACTTCCGGATGAAACGGATATTTCATTTGCTTGCCTCCGTTTCACAATATCATCATAATGCGGTTTTACCCGTATCACGTTCCAGTCGCATTCTTCCGGTACTCTGCCGTAAAATATCACCCATTCCGGAGATAGCCGCTTCATCATTTCTTCGTAGCCGCGCAGGAACAGGCGTTTGCTATCCTTATTTGCCTGCGTCCCAACCGAAGAAACCGCTACTATGCCGCCGACAGGCTCGCCATCGAAGCACCAATCATAGCTCCTCTCATCGCTCCATGAGATCGTCGGGTAAACCGTCATCCCGTGCAGCTGCCAGTATGCCGCTAACCAGTGCTTGCGGTAATGGTTGTATATCTGCATGGCAAGCGGCATATCCGTATATGTTGAGAAGTCTGGCGCACATATCGCCTCGTACTGCTGCAACTTTGAAATATACCTATCCGGTTGATTCCAGTACCGGGCGAATTGATAATCGTCTATAAAGAAATGCACGACCTTGCCTTCCGGCTGCTTGGCTGTGTATACGTAATTTGCGGGAATGAATTCCCCTTGTGGATACGCTTTGACCGGGTCAATTTGCGGAACGCCATATTTTCCTACGCCGAGGAATACGCACTTGTCTAAGTTTTCAAAATTGATCATACTTTAAACCCGTATTTTCTCCTCAACTTGTCAAGCTCGTCTTTATAAATAGCTTTCGCCATTGAACTCAGTCCGTCTCTCCTGTCAATAATGTCTCTTGCCTTCATCCCGTTTGGAAACATTTTTGACAAGTTCGCGATTTCATCCGCGTAGCGTTTTTTTGCTGCGTTGTACGCATCTGCCCACATCCTTATCTCATCAGTTTTTGGACGTCCAATGCTCTGACTTCGACGCAATTTTTCATTCATTTCAAATGTTGTGTATGGGTCTGTCAATATGTCTTTCGCCCAGTTTATTTGTTTTTCGCTTCCTAAGATTTGTGGGAGCTTAATGCCGACCCTCTCGCCTCCAGAGCCTCCACCAGCTCCACCTCTGCCGCCCATCACTCCACCTCCTGCTGCTGTTCAGTTACCATGTCCTGTGCCTTTGGGAGTGCAGCCTTTGCGGTTGCCTCGTCCTCGTTCATCCAGCGCATACGGAACTCCCAGTCATTCATAATGCCTGCGCTGAGAAGCTGCATGTCGCGCTGGAAATCCGTCTGCTTGTCCTCAATGATGGAATCGTCAAAGTCAACGGAAATCTGTACTTCCTCATTCAGGCCAGCTTCCATGTACCTGTTCCCCATGCGGAGCAGCGTCCTGCAAAGCTCTGTGATTGCCTGTTCAAGCAAAATCTCATGCTTCTTGATCGTTCGGAACATGGTGCTGTTCTCGCTGATAACCTGCGTCGCTGTAGCAATACTTCCCTGATCGAATTTGTAATGATTCTCACCGAAGCCGCACTTGCTGGACAGGATATTCAACATATCCTGCATACCGGTGTTGAACTCCTCGGTGCGGAGAGTCATATCAACGGACTGCAAAATATTCCCGTTGTTTGCCCTGTCTTCCGGTAAAACGTAATAAACGGTCTCACGCTTATCAAAGACCGGTCTGCCGTTCACGTCTCGCGTTGCTTCCGGCTGAACCACAATGCGCTTTTTGCCCAGCACAAATTCATTTACATAGCTGTCATAGGTAATATCGACGCTCTTGAGCTGGTCGATGGCATATGCAAACACAGCCACACCAAGCGGGTTATTTTCATCGGAGTTCGCGATATTCAGCCTGTCAATGACAAACTGAGGCTTGTCGCTCCCTGTGTGTACAACAGGCGGGATTGTTTCAAAGCCCTTTACACTGGTCAGAGGGACTTCTTCGGAATCATACAAATGGTTCTCGATGTCGTACTCGCCGCCGTTCAGCCTGTGAACTTGAATGTATGTGTACTCTGTATCGTCCACCTTTTTTGTAGAGGCGAACGCACACTCCCTGATGATTCCATTGTCCCATGTCAGGGGATAAATGTTCGTCGCGCTGACGTAGTTGATACGAATGCGCCCAGAATCAGCAATTTCGGAAGTGTCCGGATTGATGAACATTCCCTCAATGACCGGAACATACGCTATCGTTCCAAGCGCTGCCTTTCGCTCCTGCGATTCGTTCGCCTTGATCTCCCAGTTATTTTCAGAGAGAATCGTGTCTACGAACTCCTGCTCCTTCTTCCCCTCGAGCGTGATGCTTACCTTCTCGTTCATCAGAAGGTTTGCCCAGTCCTCGCAGACCTTTTTCGCCATGCTCACGGAATATCTGTGGCACTCCAATTCTTCAATGCCGTTCCATACCGTGTAACTGTGGAAGTCCTCGACGTTTCCTTTGTACCAGTCTCCCCAAACGCCGATCAGCTTGTAGAAATCAAGATCAACGGTATCAAATCCCAGCTCCTTTAATGCTCTGCGTATGTTCACTCTTTCACCGTCCCATCGTATGCCCGGCGCGTTCCAGGTCTTTGTAATAAGGCTCTATGCTGTACTCAAACGCATCGAGGCTGTCAATATCGGATGTCCCATCGTCAAGGCGCTCGTCCTCGAACTTATCCGGGTCATAAATTGCTGATTGAAACGCATCGATCAAATGTGGGCAGTTCCGCGAAACCTTGAGCCTACCTTGCTTCATCAGGAGCACGACAAGCCGTATTCTGTCTGTGATCTGCATTTTCAGCGCGTTCTTGACTTGTGTCCCAAGATTCTGCTTCTGTGCCGTATGATCTAGCCCACGAATCAAAACCGTTTCCGCGCTGTCTGCTCGCGTCTGGCTGTATCCGTATTTCGATGTTATCAGCTTGCAAAACGTAGCAAACCGCCTGTTCAGCGCGTCAGGGTCGATCTCTTCGTTCTTGATGTATTCTTCTTCCAATGCCACAACTAGATAGTCCTTCGTGATTCCAGTCGCTTGAAACTTCGTTGCAGACTTCGTGCCGCCGAAGTCAACGCCAATGGAAATAACGGAGAACCTTGTATTTTTTCCCCTTGCCCATTTGAGAGGGTCATCAATCAGATACTTTTCTGTGTCGTTGGCAAAGTCCTTGTAAACAATTCCCTCCGCAGCTACCCACAGCCCACGCACATAGCGGTCGTAGAATATCCCGGCGTACATGTTTTCATAGCGCTCAAGCGTCCTTTCGCTCAAGCCTGGGTTATCTCGCATTTCGAAATGTAGGTAAAGCGTGTTCCGTTCTCTGTGCCGCTTTATCCATTCCTGATAAAACCAGTGGTGAGGGCTTCCGGGGTTACAAGAGAACCACAGCTTCGCACCGTCCACAGAGCATCGTGCAAGCGCCTGCTCCACAAAAGAGCGTGGCATAAGCACCACTTCGTCCAGAAGCACGCCAGCTAACGTTCTGCCTTGAATCAGCGTATAGCTTGCCTCGTCCTTGCCGCCGAACACCTCAAAGTAATTCGTCACAGCGCCGCGCCGCACTTCCATGACCTTATCGCCACGCCGCCAGCGGATGATATAGTTCTCTTTCGCAAGGCTCATCGCCGTAAACGGTACAATGATGTTCTTTGTGCAGCTATCCACCGTTCGTCCGCACACGCCGAAGCGCTGACCGTTGAAATTCTCCATCGCCCAGCGGACAAACGCCCACATCATGATAGAAGTCTTGCCAGAACGCACAGCGCCGTCGCAAATCAGCGCATCATACTTGGAATAGGGGAAGGCAAGGATTTTTTGCTGTTTTGGGCTAATCATCGCTCTCCAACCCTTCTGCCATTTCGCGCAGGCTTACGCTCAGAGCGTCTTCCTTAATCGTATCTGTTGGATTTCCTCCAATCATCGCCCATTTGTCAATCAGCGTCCCCATTGCCGTTGTAATCTGGCTCAGGTTCGCAGCGGCGAGTTTATCAGGGTCATTCAGCATCTCAAGCCCTTTCCCGATGAAAGAACATACAAGCTCTTTTCTGGAATCCATGTACGCTAGAATGTCCGCCGTGTTTTCCTCTTTTTTTCGTCTGCACATCTCTGCAATATCTGCATTATTGTGCACAATCTTCTTTACAGTGTTCGGGGAGCAGCCGTTAAGCTTCGCCACAGCGTTACAGCTTCCGAGCTGGGCATAGTCGGCAACTATTTTCTTTTTTTGCCGATCTGTCAACCTCGCAGCCATAATCACCACCTCGAAATAGTTATCCTTTTCACGCTCCACCGGATTGCGGTTTCCGGTGGAGCTAAGAAAAAGGAGGTTCCGCAGTACGCTGCGTAGCCGTAAGAAGGATGAAAGCGCAGAGGATACACCTCTACGCTCTCAACGATACACTATGTTTAAGGCTCTCTTACGCAAACTTTTGAATATAAACCACGTTTTTCTGCCACCAAGTAGATAAACTGCCTATGCCATTCCTGAGCGGTACGCTCCGAGACATATACCACCATAGCAGCGCCCTGTAAGGTGTGTGTGCGCTTCCACAGGACCAGATCAATAAGCTTCAGCCGTTCCGCACCATCGGAAAGCTGCTTTGTTTCTTCGACAGCAGCATCTACCGCGTCGATTTCCTCTCGCGTCATAAGCGTACCGCCCTTGTAGCTTCGTACCATCCATTTTGCGTAGCCCCACCACCCATAGCGCGGTTTGCTCACCCTATCAGCCCCCTTACTCTGTTCCGTCCAATATTTTCTTGATATCCTCTGCATTGATTTTGACAATATCCATTACAATGTCGCTCATAATGTTAGCGGCAAAAATAGCCTTGTCTTGCCCCGTCGAATTGAAATATCCTGTCTTTGTTGTCCCATCCTCCGCAGTAGCAACAATGCAGATCGATGAGGGCTTGAAATCTAACACAGTTTTTAGGGATTCTTCCAGCCATGCGGAATACTCCTGCTTTGTAATGTCCTCCATTATTGTTCTGTCTCCTTTTTGAAGCTGTCCTTCAAACACGCACACAGAAACGCCCCGTTTGTCATCACGTGCCAAATAGACGGCAGCCCGGATTCTGCGTCAATGTGCGTTGGGTCTTCCCAAATTGCCAGAACGTGCCTTAAAAGCGCCTCGTGCCATCTCTCCGGCTCAATGCTGCGCCAGTCCTCCGCGTTGCCGTATTTCTCAAAGCCGTACATGCGCGTTTCCAGAATCGCAAGGATGGCTTCCACGGGGACGGTGGACGGTCTTGGCTTTCCTCCGTCAAACTTTGCGCCCTTCAACTGCTCCATGCGTTACCTCCTTCAGTCTTTGCGCCGAAAGCGCGCTGTATGTTTCCTTTAGAATCTCCACCGTGTAGCGCACCTCGCCGCAGCTTTCGCATAAATATCTTCGTGTTCTGATGATCCGCTCGCTGGTCGGTCTGCTGTTCATGCACCGCATCTTTTGGTTGCAGCCTGGGCAAATCATAGCTGTATCCCCCTCTCACAAGAAAACGGTCTCATCGGTGACTTGTCCATTGTCTGTGATTTCTACTTCCATTTCATCAGATAATTTCACGCGGATTTCTGCCAGCTTTGCACGAAATGGCGCAAATGACGAGTTATAGCAGTCGCATACAATGTAGTCTCCATCAAAACGGAACGTGTTTTTGTGGCAGTCCTTGTACTCTGCATTCCTGTTGCAGGTTGAAAGCTTTGCCCATCGTCCCTTCCAGTCCGGAGCTTTGATTTTGTAATCAGGATACGCTTCCTGGAATGCTGCATACTTTTCCGGGAATAAACCCCGTAGCTGATGCAAAAACATCGGAACGGTTTTGTCCTGATAATCCCGAATGACGCCGCCCATTATTGATCGTGGGATAAAATCGCAAATTCTCTTGATGTTTTCTGGCGTGAGTTTGTCTGCGCTTATGTACAGTTTGTTTGTGCCAAAATGCGGGTCATCGCAACGGATTTCCCCACCGAAATCCTCCAACCATGTATAAGAAACGGTGAGAAAAGCGTCTTCTCCTATGCGTGTAATCAAATTGGTTGATGGATATTGCAGTTTCCCATAAGCTGGATTTGTTCTGGCTTCTTTCTGAACCCGTAAAAATGCCTTTGACCGTTTTGTTCCACCATCCACAATTGTGATATCACCGTTGGGGCATCTGACGCCAAACAGCGTTGTTACGCAAAAACACTTTCCGTTTTTATAGGCAGAGCATTCCTCGGCGCGGTTGCAGCGGATGTATTCCGCTCTTAACCTACAATCCCTGCTACCATCTCCGTATAAATGCGCGCAAATGCAGTTATCGTTCATAGCTGTATCCCCCTTATGTACTTATCGAAATATGTCACAGCGACCGCCATAGCCGCCCACATGTCCGCTGCGAACCCGTAAAAGAAACCGGGGTTCTTCTTTGTTCCCTTGCCGTAGTTCGGCTGACCGGGCGCGTAGCGGTCGACGAGGGCTTGCCGGATGTTCGCATCCTTCGCCGACGCTCTGCCGCAAAGGTAGAGCTTTTCTTCCCGGCGGAAGATCTTCTGCGGCGGATGACTCACGCCGTATAACGTCGCAAATTCCCAGAACCGGCCAATCCAGAAGCAGGTGTCGAACACTTCCTGCCCGACCGGCATACCCATACCCGCCACCATTTCGATTGCCAGATGGTCATACGTGCTGAAAAAAACGCTGTACATCTCCTCGTTCGGAACTTTACCAACGTCCAGCACCTTCCGGATTTCCTTCCCGTCGTGCTCTACGAGGACATACCCGGATTCTATATTTCCCGGGTCAATCGCCAGAATCGTTCCCACCTTGCAGCCTCCTTCCGGTCTCGCACGGCTTCATTTCGGGGCAATCGCCGTATTTCGTGCAATGCGGCTCGAGCAGCCCTTCAAACTCCGGGAAATGATTGACCACCAACCAGCGCATCATTAAGACAACTTCCCGCGTTTCTTTCGCCGCCAGTTTGCAGATCCGCTTTTCTGTAATAGTCATCAGCTCTTCGGCACTCATGTACCAGATCATGTCTACCGGCGCGTCCTGCCGCGCTGCGTTCCGGTCGTATTCGTTCTGCCGGTCATTCCGCTGTGACCGGATAAACGACTGTGCGTGGACGTGGCGGGCTAAATGGGTGCTTACCCAGTACGGCACGTCTTCAAGATAAAACGCAAACTGCAGCGTCCGGATGGGGCTGTGCTGCGCCCGGAGGATTGCGTGCTTCCACTCCAAGTCCGGTGCTGTTTTCATCTCTTTGCCGATGGTGACCAAAGCGCACTGTTTGGCAAACGCCCAGTCCTCATCGGTGGGATATTTCAAAAGTGTAATGTTCATTCTTCCCTCCGTTCTCCGTAGCTGCAAAAATCGTCCGGTTCTACGCAAACCGCCTCGCCGGAATAACCGCGCTCGTTCTCCTTTGGCTCTGTGTGCAGATAGCACAGTCCGTTCGGCTGGTTTCTGTAGTATTTGCAGTCCTTGCAGCGAAGCACCCTAACGTAATCTTCTTTCATCACGTTTTTGAAAATGTTCAGAGCGATTTCCACCTCGTCCGTGTTTCTCACCATTTGCACAAGCTGCGCTTTGCTCATCTTGCACAGATCGTTCAGCATCTGCTCAAAATCACCCATTGTCTGCGTCCTCCATCCAACCGTCCATGCGTACCCCGCAGTGCGGGCAGTAATCCATTCGCGCGTCAAATCCGATGTCGCACGCCGAGCAATACTGGATATCTCCTGCCGCTTCGCTATGGAACGGAATCCACTTCGCGTGAACCACCGGCACAGCGTCTACGACTGGCAGACTGTATAAGTCCTCACGTATCCACTCGTATCCCCACTCCATTTCGATACAATCAATTACTGCATCTAAATCAACTAACCGCACGATCTTCACCTCCATCCATACGCGCCCCGCAGTTGGGACAGTGCTTGTAATTCAGAAGGCTCACGTCATCATCCGTCTCGAAACACCATTCTTCGCCGCAACTGGAGCACTGGATTGTTGTGAGACTGTTCCAATCATCATCTGCTCGCACCTCCACGCCAGCCTCGTCCAGCAGGTCAGAAAGATCGGTATCCACGCTGCTGCCAATAAAGTCGCCATTTTCGTCGTAGTGGTTGTACTCCGTGGTCGGCCGGGATTCTATCCCTGCAAGCTCTTTTAAAAGTCTCAGATATTCGTCGTTATCGATGAGCTGAGCCTGATAGAGTTGTCTCAACTGCGCTTTGGTTATGTGCTTAGCCATCACCACTTCACCCATCCTTTCACCAAATATCCAAGCCAAAACCCTACAAAAAGAATGTGGAGTATCTGTAACCAATGTACCTCAGCCATCCTTCTTGCCCTCCATTTTCTGCAAAGCCTTTTCGGCTTCTTCGTGGCTCAAAAATACGGTCTCGCCGAATGCCTCGAGCCAGATAAGCGCGAACTTGATAGGAACAATGCCAACTGTAAAACGTCCCGGCGTTTGCTCGATGTATTGCAGCCGATAAACCGTATCGCCCACCTTGCACGGCAGAATCAGGACGCGCCCGTCTCTGTCGGCTTTCATCAGATCCACCATTCGTGAGATGGAGTAATCACAGCTGGAAAGTGTTTCCTCAATTTCCCGAGCCTCTGCGCACGCCTGCGGAGAAAGCCCCGTGTCCTCGTAGGCTTTCAGCCTTTCCCAAACCTTCTTCTGCGTGCAACTTCCGTTATACGGGCATGGCAGCTCGCGGCACTGTGAAATGTCGCAGAAGTTGCCTCCAAACGTTAATCGTTCCATCACATTCCCTCCCTTTTTAGCTTCACCCGGTAACAGAGCCTTCCGCACCGTTCACAGACCGCGTAATTTGTGTGATACTTCCCGCCGTGCCGGTTGCTTCTGCGGCGTGTTACCTGCACATACGTATACTTGTTCAGTTTATGCAGACCAATGCGGCAAAGAATGGGGCTTTTCATAAATCCACCTCCGACGCTTCCGGCAGCGGCATCCAGTGGGTGACTTCCACTGCCTCGTCTACAAGATCAATCTCATCTTCCCCGTATTCTGCCAACAGATCGAGGACTACAGGAGAATCCCAATACCATCTCCCTCTGTAAAAGCACGCAGTACCAGAAAACGGAACGCCCTTTATTTTTTTGTAGTACGGCTCTGGTGCTCTGTTCACCCACACCACGTTTACAAGTGCTCGTTCCTCCGGCAACCGCTCCGTCACCGGAATCCACCGCCGCTTCTCCCGCAGCTCTGCGTTCGCGGCGGTCAGGCGCTCGATCAAATCAATGGCTGCCTCGCCTAAATGCACGATGCAATCCGCGTCGCTAAAAAGCGGGCATAAACCACCGTCTGCACAAACTTCTTTTTCGCAGCACCGCAGCGCCTGTATAATTTCCTTGTCTGTCATGTCGTCTCCTTCCAAAATTCGTTGAACTTTTTTCCGGTAATAATTGGGCGGCACCATTCTCGCTGGAATCTCCGCCATTCAGAATCGTGCTTTCCATCCTCTCCGCGAAACAGCATGGCATACGGCACAAATCCTGCCTGCATGGTCTGCATCAAGCGTGTTTCTGCGTCCTCAAAACTATCTCCGTCATAGCCACACAGCACATAGCAGCACATGGAATGACTGGCTGGTCGAAAACCTGCCATTCGCAGTTTCTTCCCCATCTCCATCAGCGGTTCAAGATCATCCTTCGTGTCATACGCCGTGTATAGCCTTGCCGGTTTTATCTCATGCAGCAGTTCCGCTTGCCATTGCTGCAATAGCGCCGGTTCTAAGCCGCCCGTAAAAACAGCTCTGTGCTTTTGCCGCTTGAGCATCTCACAGACTGCCCGAAAATGCGCTTCTGACGTTCCAAGAATGTTGTCATCAAGGATGTTCCAGCCGTCCACGATCGGAAGCTCCCGAATTACGCCATGTGCGCAGCGCGGTACGGAGCAGAACCAGCAGTCCTTTGTGCAGCCACGCGACGTGAAAATTAAGCCGTCTCTCAGATACAGTCCCGGTGTAAAGTCTCCCATTCGGTCATCAAATGCAGGACCGCCGACCTCTACCGGAACGCCGAGAATCTGCCAAGCATCGTATAGCTCCTCCGCACGCTCCAAATCCCATGAAAAGGTTACGGAAATATGCGCCTCGCTCACGCAAGCCTTGATACAGTCCGCAATGTTCTCGATCGTCGGCTCTCGGAAGAACGCCAGCGCATCAGTCGGCGAAGCGTTTGTCTTTCGCGGGAAAACACGAGCAATCGCCGTCTGTTCTAAATTGCTCACGTCACATCGCCCCTCCCCACTGTTCCGCCATCGCCTTTGCGATTCCGGGGAATGTTTTACTTCGAATCTTCGCTCTATCCTTTCCAGGAGAAAGCCAATGCAGTCTATCTCGTTCGCGTTTTGGCTTTGCCAGGAACTCCTTTTTTACGTTTTCCGTTTCTTCCAGCATAGGCAGCCCTTTTAACCACAGGCAGGTGCTTTTTTCTTCTGGATGTCCAAACTGCCACGGGTGGATAACCTGGTCTGCCTTTCTGTACAGCGTAGACATTACGCTCACGGGATTTTCCACTGCTATTTTCGGCACATCACCCTCGACAAACCGCATGAAAAACGCAGCCGCTTCATATCTCAGGCTTAGTGGTTTCTTCCCTTCCACAAACCATCTCGCGCCAGAAACAGACAAATGTGTGCATGGCGGATGTGCAATCAGCAAATCCCATTTCCCGATGTCATGTTTAACACCGTCCATCGTGGTAATGATTCCGCCATTGATGGCTTTTAGCGCATCACCGAGAATATGCCACTCCGGATGTCCGCCGGACGGCTCCTGAATGTCGCAGGAGTACGCCTCATGTCCAAGCGCACGAAACGCCTTGCAGACTTCCTGCGATTCCTCGCATGCTACCAAAACCCTCACATCGCACCTCCTATTTCCCGTTTCCCTCTTGCCGCCCTCCGGCAGTTTCTCGCCCCGCCATCGGTCATCTGGCTTATGTCGATGATCTCGGCGCGCTTGTCGTAGCCCGCGTTCCGTTCAGCCTCATAGGCAAGCCACGCTTCGCAGGTAGCCCCACAGCCCGGTTCGCGTCGCGGGCAGTCCTTGCCGCATGGTCCGGCGTATTTTTGCCTGATCATGTCTTCCTTCTGACCTGCACCGTCACTTCTGCCTCCCAGCACTCCGGCGCGCGGATGACGATCTTCTTGTCTCTGCCTTCTTCCGGGTCGTGGACGCTGACCAGATAAAACGTCATGTTCTTGTTCTTCTGCGGGTACTTCTTCGCCCGGATAGGCTTTCCCAGTTCCGGCATCAGCCGGGGATAGAGCCCAGAAATGATATCCGGAATGACGATCCAAGTATTCATGCCCCATCCTCCATCATCTGCCGGATCGCCGCCCTCTGGAAATCAGACAGCTCGTCCCCGTGATGCTGCACGTTGTACCCCGGCTTCTTCCCCGGCTGTAACGGCGCGCCCTTCTCATGTTCTTTCGATTCCCACGTCAAGAACTTCTGCTTCCAGTTCCGTACTGGGTCACCCTTCCCGTCGACCCAATTTCCGGCAGAATAATAGTCAAAAAATTTCTGTGCCAGATTCGGGGCTCCACGCTCCTTCGCGTATGCGGAAACCTCTTCCAACGTAGGTGGTATAAATTTCTTACGTTTCTTCTCAGAAATAGAACTACTCTCTTTTCTATTTCCATTTCCATTTCCTAAAGGTAATACCGTGGTATTACCGCAAGCACTACCATCAGCCATACCAGAGTTATCATTTTCTTTGTTCCAACGCTTGCTGATGTTCTCCCTTTGACGCTGGCAATGCTTGTCCCGTTTTTCGATTTCAAGCTCCATCCGGCGATTGAAGTACTTGCCGTCATCATCCTTCTGGAACTTGCTCATAACCTCGTCTGACGGCTTTTTGACAGCCCGTATGATTTCCTGCATCGTCATATGCCCGCGCTCTCTTTGGAGGCACAGGAGCGTGATATACTGCCCACGCTCCCGCATATCCATCAAGGCACAGCCGGATAGGAAATCCGACGTGTAAAACAAGACGGCAGGGTCTTTGTTGTTTGCCATCCCGCCACCGCCTTAGAACGGCAATTCTTCGCCGTCATCTTCGTCCATCATCGTAAACCCGCCGGGGTTTTCCGGGTTCTGCGGTTCGGTGTTTCGCTTGCCTTCGCCGAAGTAAACACTGTTCGCTACGACCTCAGCAGACCGGCGCTTATTTCCGTCCTTGTCCTTCCAGTCGCGCAGCTGCAATCTACCGTCCACGACGGCCATACTGCCCTTGAAAAAGTAACCGCTTACAAATTCAGCTGTTCCCGCCCACGCGACGCAGTCAATGAAATCCGTCTCTTTCTCTCCGCCCTTCGGCGTAAGATCGCGGTCAACGGCCAGCGTGAAGGATGCAACGGACGTTCCGCCCTGCGTCTTTCTCAGTTCCGGGTCACGCGTGAGCCTGCCCATAATAACAATGTGGTTCAGCATTTGCCGTCCTCCGTATCCGCCGCGTTCTCTTCTGGAGCGCCCAAAATGGCTTTCAAAACATCGTCGAAACGATACGAAGGCGTGCGCTTGTACGCCTCAAAAAGCATATCGTATCTCGCGCACTTCTTTGCCAATTCCTCATACTTTTCCGTACTCAGTTTTACATAGGATTCCATAATTACGTTCCTTTCTTATAAATCAGTTTCGTTTCCTCCCAATCGGGATATTTCATTTTGAGATACCGCCTGATATACTCTCTCAGACTTTTGCGCTTCGGCGATTGGTCAAATGCCACATGGCAGCTATCGCATAGCGTCACAATGTTCTCTTCAATTCCAAGCCCGCCCTGCGAGCGTGGTATGTAATGACACCACGGATTGCCGGGGCGGAGGCAGACGATGCAGCGCCCGCCGTCGCGCTCCCAGACGGCTTTCTTGACCTTCTCAGGTATCTTTGTTGCCTTCGTTTCCTTTCTCATCCTGCCTCCATTCCAGCGCCATACGCTCGAGTTCTTCCGGCGGGAGCGTCTCGATGCCCTGCTGTTTGCAGTCCTCAACGACCAGATCAATGAGCCGCGCCATCTGCTTTGTGTCGTAGGTGCTCGAGCCGTAGTAGCAAATGACATTCGTGCAGCCCGGAATTTTTGACGCCATAATCTCTGTACACCAGCCGAGACCGTCGTGCTCCCAGCCTTCCCGGAACCGCTTGACCGCCGCGTCCGGAATGCAGATCGTATCGGAGTTATCGCCAACGTCCGGGATATAGTGCCGGTAGATTTCCTCCGGCGGCGCACCCACCTTGACCGAAAGCTTATTGCAAAGCACCCAGAGATATCGGTTTGCATCCAGACTCCGCTTCTTGCGGAACTCCTTGATCGTGACCGTGTACTTCTTCTGCGGTTCAATCTCCCCGGCTACCATCTGGGCTTGTCCGGGATGCTCCGGACGGAGCTTCAGCCAGCTCCCCGAAGCGTCCATGCTCCACGAAGCTTCAACGACATTCAGCTCTCTCATGCCTTACTCGCACAATTCCAGCAAAGGCATCTGCCAAAGCGCTTTCTCGTCTTTTCCGCTACCTGCAATGCGGTAAACTGTGTGCCGCCTTCCATGACCTGCGTGATCTCGCCTTTACAATCCGCGCAGACAAGGCGTGGAGTGCTTGGCGCCTCGGCTTTCCCAGCGTGTCCGAAGGTGTAGACCGGCTTTCCCTTCGATGCAAGCGTCAGCGTTTTGATTCGCTCCTGCTCGTCGTAGGTGATCTCCGTCACGTCAAACTGGTCAGAGCATTGCCAGCGGCCTGTCTTGTCGTTCTTCTTGAGCCTCTGGCACTTCGCCGCGTCAATCCAGATAAACGGCGCGGAGTAGAGCTCCCGCCCGATACCGTGCTTAAAGCCGGCTCTTTTGAACGCATCCGAAGCCCGTCCCTTCTCAGCCTCTGTGTTGCTCTCTGTGCCTGCGTCCCACTTCCAGATCAGTTTCCCGCCCTTTCCGTAGTCCACGCCGATACCGCCGTACAGAACGCCGTCGACCAGCTTAAAATCATTCTCCCAGTTCTGCGCGCCTACCGTCTCGTCAAGCAAGTCCGCATCCGTTCTTGCCGTCTTGTACAGCAGAATCGACGCGCCCTTTTCGTTGCACTGTGCCACGCGGCACTCAATTTCATCCGGCCTTAAAAGGCGAAACTGCTTCATGTTTTATCCTCCGTTTCTTCGATCAGTTCCAGCGGGCAGTCACTTCCAACATACCTGCCCGGCCAGAGCAGCGGCTCGTTTGTCAGTCCGCACCGGCTGCTGCTCTTGCGGTAAAACTGGCACGCATCGCAGCAAATGTATTCGTTCCCTTTCAGATCGACCGGGAACACCACCCTGACGACCGCCGCCGTCTGAATATACCGGCTCACGCCGCTTTCAAAGTTCGCCATGTTCCCTCCTTCTCAGCCGGGACAGAACGTCTTCTTCTGATACCCCAGCTGCTCTAATATCCACTTTGTTCCCATCGTCTCTACCAGATCGCAAATGACATGATTGCCCGGGTCAAAGTTCTCAGAATCGCCCACAAAGATATCTCCATCGTTTCCGGCGAAGTATTCTTCGCCTTCGTAAATCTCAGCGCCGAACCGGTCAAACATACATTGCGCTTGCTGTCTGTCTTCCATCATTCCACCAACTCACCTCCACGCTTCTGTAAACACCGTCCAGAACACGATATCGCGGTACGTGACCTTCTGCTCCTGCGGCGCTTCTGGCGGATTCGCGCATATATAACAAAACCACTCCCGCCATCTGTTGCACATGCAATTCTCCCCGCGCCCTTTCGTGCAGCTCTCACAAGGATGCTCCATATCATGCCCCCGTCAGTATCGCGCCGACGAAGAAGCACGCCGCCGCGCCTCCAAGCGTGACCGCCGCCCGGAACAGGCCAAAGCCAAGCATAACCGCCGTACCGCCCAGCAGCATACACGCCACGGAGAAGCAGGCTGTTTCCGCGATCTTCATCAGGCTCTTTTGCCTCTTGCGAAGCCGTACGATCTCGTCCCACCTTTCGCCAAGCTCGCGCTCCCGCGCCGCTCTGTGGTTTAACTCCGTGATAATCTCAACGTCACTCATTCTCTGCCTCCACAAATTCGCCGCACATGATATTCTCCGGCTTGGTCTTCGCGATAATTTTTCTGTATTCGCTTGTGATTCTCACGCGGAGGCCTGCGTAAATGCCAAACTCACAGCCTGCCTCGATGCCTTCGCCTGCCTTGATGCCACAGCCTGCCTCGATGCCACAGCCTGCCTCGATGCCTTCGCCTGCCTTGATGCCCCAGCCTGCCTCGATGCCTTCGCCTGCCTTGATGCCACAGCCTGCCTCGATGCCACAGCCTGCCTCGATGCCACAGCCTGCCTCGATGCTTCCGGAAACTTCTAGCCGTCCAGCAAAAATGATTGATTTTTCAGTGATCAGATCGCCGTCCACCTTCCGGACATCATCCGTCCTGCCGAATACGGAAAGCAGCCATGACCCGTAGCTGAAACCCTTCTCCGCGCAGCAGTCCAGCAAATCCTGATACTCTACGCCATCCGGATACTTTTCTTCCGGGAATTCTTTCAGAAAATCCCTGTATCCGGCTGCACATGCGCCTTTCTCCCGCAGGAGCTCCTTTGTAATTTTCATTTCATCCTCCTTAAATAATCTTCCTTGCCGAGTGGGGCTTTTCTGTTTGCTGCATAGCCCTTGCCGTGCGTCCCATACAGAGCCTTTGCCGTGCCAAACGTAACTTTGCCTTTGCCTGTCAGAGCAAAGCGTGCGTTACTACGCCGTTGCCAATCCTTGCTTTACTTCGCCTTTGCCTCGCCAGTCCTGGCCGAGCCGTCCATCGCCCTCGCGTCGCTTAGCCTAGCCTTTCCGTTGCAAACATAGCATCCCATGCCGCCGCGAAACCAGACTGTGCTTTGCCTTTGCGAGGCACATCAAATCTCTACAGTGCCGTTGCCACACATTGCATTCAAAGCCGTTGCTCACCTTGCGTTGCACCACCAAGCCTTTGCTTCGCTACGCAGCTCCAAGTCATGCCCTCGCTACACACAGCAGTCGAAGCCTTTGCCGTACTTTACGCTGCAACACAACGCCATTGCTACGCTTTGCAACACCACGCCGTTGCCGTTCAATGCCTGTCTTCGCCGTTCGGAGCCATGCCTCTCCCTCGCGATACTATGCGTTTCATCGCTTATCCGTTGCTCCTCTGCGCCTTTCGCGGCTTCTCCTCTGCGCTCGTAGCTTATCGATGCCTTCGCTGTGAATCGTGTTGCCCTACTTTGCCGTTGCTGCGCCGTGCCGTGCGGGGCCGTGCAACTCCATTGCCCTTCGCCGCCGGGCCCATCTATGCCCTCGCACTTAATCGAGCACTTCGTAAGTGAACCGTCCCTTTCCGGAGTTCCGCCACTGGCCAATGCCTCTGAGCCGTCCGTAATCCAGCCATTCCAGGACGATATCCTTGTGCGCCTTTTCATCCAGCATCGTAATTTCAAACTCGATCGTGCTGCCCGCCGGAATCTCCTCCGAGTTCGCAAGCGCCACACGCTCGCCCTGCGGGGTCGGTGCTCTCAAAGGCCGCTGGCATTCGCCGATCTCGCCGCTGACCTGAATTGGGATGTGCCGCGGCTCGACGAAAATCAAACCGTCGATGATCTTCTTGTAAGCTTTCAAGCTCGAGCTTTTCGTGCTCTTGACTCTTGTCAGCATACCGCATGCGTCCTTGAAGAACCCCTTGATCTGGTAGTCATACAGAACCGGGCAGCCGTTCGCGCGGGGAAATACCGTCATGCCCTTGTCTGCCACAACGTCCGCGCCCAAAGCCGCGATCTCGTCTTCGATGGTAGAAGCGTCCGGCGCTTTCGATGCGATGAAATCCCGCGCCACGTTCTCATTGCTCGGCCACGTGCCAAGCACAGGCTCTAAAAATGTTAATCTGACTTTCATTTGCGTTTCCTTCCTTTTCATTTGTTAAATATTTTTGCAAGCACCCAAATCGGATACTTAGTAATCAAAGGAGTCCAAAAACTCCTCCCGCGTGATTCCAAGCCGCTTGCAAATTGCGATTGTCCCTTTCATCTGCTCCCCAAGTGGCTCACGCATTCGCTTTGTCAGCGTCGTTTTGCTTGATACCCCGGCGAGTTTAAGCAGGTCGTCCAGTTTTACGTTTCTCTCCTTTACCCTCCCGTAAATCAGGCGGGACAGATTCTTCGACGTATTGTCCCGTCCGAGCTTTACCGCTGGCATGTTATTCCTCCTTTTCTCTGCTGCGCCGCTCTACGACGGCATCAAATGCGGCGTTCAGTCGCGCCTTTGCGTTCGGCGGCTTCCTTGCCCCGTTCAAGATCATGGACAAATAGCCTTTTGTCAGTCCAAGCTCTGCGGCAAGATCGTCGTATGAAACACGCGCATTGTGCATTTTCCCAATCAGTACGCCTGTCCATTTTTCTGGCATCCCTTATCCTCCTAACTGTTAAATTTGTTGACTGCAACGCCCCAGACGTGCTATACTGCCATTAGCCCTTTTAGGTAAATTCGGGAGGTGGTCGTCATGACCAAACTTTTGAACTTGCCAGTTCCAGACCAAAGAAACGGCGTAATGCGTTAGGGCAAGGGGCAGCGCCAGAACTGCCAAAGTGAGCGGCGCGTCATAGAAGCGCAAGTTCGTTTTGTGTCAGGGTGGCATTGCCGAGCCGGTGGAAAGAACTCCATCAATTCGGACGGATGCAAGGTAACGCAGACGGCCATCCTGTGCAGCGCGTTCTGGTAAACAACTCTGGGGGAAACCGCTCGTGAACGAACCACGGGCGGCTTTTCTTTACGCCGCAGTCAAATTTTGAAATTTGTTGTTGAAATCGTTTACTGTTTGTGCTACTATGAATTTGCGAGAAACACATTAGCATTGGCGCAAGCGTTGATTTGCTTGGGTCTTGTCTGTTGCAAACTTTTTCAACCACAAGGCAATAATACATCAAACATTCTCAACTGTCAACCGCTATTTGCAAACTAATTCAACTTTCGCCGTATTTAACAATTCCAGAGGTGTATTATTGTGTTTTATGACAACTTTGTTGCGCTTTGCGCTTCTGTAAACAAAACCCCTGCATACGTTGGCCGAGAACTCGAAATTGACAAGTCAACAATAAGCTGTTGGAAAGCGCGGAAGACAAAACCCTCTGACGTAAATGCGCAAAAAATCGCCGACTACTTCGGCGTAACAGTAGAAGAACTGATGGGCAAAGGCATAAAAAAAGACCCCATCCCGAAGGATGAGGACGAAGATTGCGAAACCGCAGAACTCCATGAAATTTGGAGTTCTGCGGATAAGAGTGAGCGCCGTGATTTGCTCGAAATGGCACGTATGCTAAAGAACCGGAGAAAGCAGAATGGATGATGCAAGCAACCTTCCGTTTTCGGAAATCGAGTTGAGCAAAGACGAAAGAAAAATGCTTAAAGCGTTGGCAGATAGCAGAATATTTGCGACGGATGATATTTTCCAGACCGCAAATAGGCTGAAACATTTTGGACTTGCGAATCTGCACCCAATCCCCAGCAAAGATGGTGTCCCTGTGTTATCGTTTGGCACGTCCTGCGCAATTGGAATAGAAGAACGCGGGAAGGACTACTTGGCGTATATTGATCAGCGTAAGAAGTCCACAAAGGCTAGTCGAATCCACGACCTAGTGATTGCAATAATCTCATTCCTGCTTGGGCTGCTTACGTCTGAACATTTCTGGAATTTCCTGAGCAAATGTCTGTCAGGATTCGAGGGCTAAAGTCGCTGCAAACTGCTTTAAGCTTTTTTTCGCAGACAAGCACGATGTCGCCGCCGGGGCTGGCTGCGCCGATCGCGTGTTCGCACATTCGGCAAGCTTCTCCGCACTCGTCTTTTGTAGAAATTTCGGTTCTGATCCTGCACAACTGTGACATAATATTATCATACTTTTCCCTGCTTAGAAACATTGTTTCGCTCCTTCCACATTCTAATTAGTTCTCGTTTTTCCTCTGTCGTAAGTTCCATTAAATACTGAAAGCCACTATCGGCGAGCGCAATTTCTTCACCCTTATTATAGCACATATCGTCCTGAATACAAACCATTTTGCAATCTCCTATTCCAACGTTTCGTATATCTTGTGAAAGATTCTGTACAAAGCTGTACTGGTCCAAAAGAAGGACTAAATTATAGGAAGAAAAGAGGAAAATGAAATGGATACTGTGGAAAGGCCGGTTCCGACCGATACCCAAAAGTTTTGCAAATTCTGCGGTGAGATTATAGACAAAGAGTGTGTAATCTGCCCAAAGTGCGGAAAGCAAGTTGAGGAGCTAAAGGCCAAGCAGCCGGACATCGTAATAAATAACGCAAACAACAACGTAAACACGAATGTTGTTGGTTGCTGCAGGCCGAAGAATAAATGGACAGCATTCTTCCTTTGCCTGTTCCTTGGGCCGCTTGGCGCTCATAAATTCTACGAGGGGAAAGTTGGCATGGGCATTCTTTATCTTTGCACCGTAGGCCTTTTCGGAATCGGCTGGTTAATCGACACGATTAGTTTACTGTTTAAGCCGAATCCGTACTATGTCTAACTCAGAAATTTGCTTTCCTGCCGCTTTCCCTGTTTCTCGTCGCTTACATCTGAGACGCAGGCAAACAGCATAGGCGCGCCCTTGATGTAGTCCAGGCTTAGACTGTGGACGTCCTTGAAAAGCGCCCCGTCTACGATGATGTTTACTTTCTCGTTTTCAAAGCGAATATTGATGCTCTGCATTTGGTGTACCTCCATATTTTAGAACGTTCGTTCAATAATTTCAATTTGGAATCTTCCACAAAGAACACCTTGCATTTTCTTCGTCCGGTAACCCTCATAAGCGGCAATTATGGGACAGACTATTTTGTATAATGGAATGTTTAAGATCGCCCCACCGTCGCTCCACCGGCGGTGGGGCTTTCTCACGCGCCTGTAACCAGTATAGCAAAACGGGTGGAAATGTCTACCATCAAATTGGTAAAACCATACCCGTGGCGGAAAAATCAGCGAAATATATGTGAAAATGGAGGTATATCATGTCGGCAATTCAGGAGCTCGCCCCATATATTTCTGCATATCAGGGGAACATCAAGCGGGCGAAAGAAGATCAGCATTACACCATCGACAGACTTGTTGATGAATCCGGCGTTTCCAGATCGGCTGTTTCGAAGCTCTGTGCAGGTACGCAGCAAGACCCGAAACTATATAATTCTGCCGCGCTGTGCCGCGTTCTCGGGCTGTCGCTGGATGAGCTGTTCGGGCTAAAACAGCCTACCGACAGCCCAAGCGAACTACAGGAACGGAACCACAGGCTCGAACTCGAGAATGTCAGAGCGACCGCCGCAAACGAAATGCAGCGGGCGCAGATCAAAGCCACACACGCTATCTGCTACCTGTTGGTCTTTTTCTGTGCCATGCTTGCGTTTTCGCTGATCGTGTACCTTGTTATCGACTCGCAGATTACAGACGCTGGCATCATCCGGGACGGAAGGCTATCTGTAATGGCGTGGATATTTATCGCCCTGATTGTCGCGTCCATACTGGCCGTAGGCTTCACCATTCTTCGTATCGTCAAAAAGGAGAACCGCAATGAAAAAACTGAAAGTCCCAGAGGCTGAAAAACTGCCGTCCGGCTCTTACCGCTGCCGCGTGATGGTAAACGGGAAAGCGAAGTCGTTCACAGCAAGCACAAAGCGAGAAGCAGAGCAAGAAGCTTTAGAATACAAAATCGGTATCCTTTCTGCCGAGGAGGCAAAGCCGGAAATAACAATCCGCAAAGCAATTGACGAATACCTGGAATTCAAGAGCGGCACTCTTTCCCCAGCGTCTATTCGCGGGCACAGAATTAAGCAGCGGTGTTATCTTCAACCCATCATGGACGTTCCTTTGTCTAAGCTCTCTGTGAATGCTATACAGCAGGCAATCAACGCAGAAAAATGCAGCCCCAAGACCATCCGCGAAACATGGGCGCTGATACGTCCGGCTCTTAAACGATATGGCGTATCTTACGAAGTAGCACTTCCCGCCATCCAATCGGACGAGCACGCTTTTTTGTCTGCGGAAGAAATTCCTGTGTTTTTGAAAGCGGCGGAAGGGAGCAAGTATGAAATCGCGTTTCTTCTTGCGCTGCACTCTCTGCGTGTGTCAGAAATCCTCGGTTTGCGTTGGGAGAACGTTGATCTGAAAAAGCAGTCCATAACGGTTCGAGGGGCTACCCTGTTCGACGAAAACAACAAACTGGTAAACAAGGTGTCTAACAAAAACCGTTCTTCGCGGCGGACTATTCCGATCATGATACCGAGGCTGTCGCAGCTCCTTTCAGAAGCAGAAAAATCGAGTGATTTTGTCGTCGTTGCAAATCCGAACAGCATTCGCGCCGCGTCAAATAAAATATGCAAGGGCGCAAACCTGCCAGAAGTCGGGACACACGGTCTGCGGCATTCCTTCTGCTCCCTTGCGTATAAGCTAGGTATATCGGAAAAAGTCACGATGCAGCTAGGCGGATGGTCGGATTACGGAACTATGCGGAAGATATACACGCACGTTGCGCAGGCAGACATATCCGAGTCTGTGCAGCAAATGAAAACGTTCTTTTCTTGATTTTGCCACAACATTTGCCACGAAAATAAAAAGCCTAGTGTTTTCAATTGGTTTGAGGCTCGATTTGAGGGTTCGAATCTCTCCTTCCGCGCCAAAGAAAAAACCCTGCAATCGCAGTGATTGCAGGGTTTTCCTTTGTATATCAAGGCTTTTAGGCATTTCCTGCGTAACATTTATTTGCGATGCGTATCAATTATTTGACACGTAAAACACAATTTTGACACGCATTTTTGCCACGGAATTTGCCACGCTTTTTGCCTCGTCATAGGGACTTTATTTTTCTTAAAACAGAATCATATACCCTCCGGTTTACAAGTGAAAGCGTGTCCATGAGTTCATCAACGACCGTCCAAGCCTTTGCCGGGTCTTTCTCGGCTACCGCAAGCAAAAAATCGCTGTCCCCATACTCGCCAACGGTAGCCGGTTCTGCGGTCACAGGAGCGGGAGCACCAGAGTAGTAACCCACAAACTTATCTCTGGCATTCTCCGCTCCCTGCATCTTGTCGCGTATCACATATAGGTTCGCCAGCTTGGCATAATTGGGATAGCTGGATTCTTCGTATTCCAGCCGTGCTATTTCCTTTCGGATTTCGGCCTCATCCAGCATGTCTTTCCCTCCTTATGCTCTGTCAATCTGCTCCATGCAGCGCCGGATAGCATCGCGCGTCTTATCATCGTCTGCGTCGCGCATCATGTCTTCCAACGTCGAGCGCATATGTTCCCGAGCATCTGTCCGGCTGTATCGCCCCATAGAATCGCGATGCCTGCCACGGTAGGAGCTGCCCCGACCATACGTGCCGCGCATATCGGCTTCCCACTCGCCGTCGCGGGAATAGCCTCCGTCCTCAAGCATTTCGATTTTATAAGTGTTCTTGATGGAGCTTGTCAGCTTCTGGATTGCGTCCAAGTCACCGGCGGACATTTCGCGCTTGTCGGCGATTTCGTCAAGCTCTTTGCAGAGCATTTCCCGAAGGTTTCTCAAATCGTACATATTCCTTCCTCCCTTCATGCTACTCTCTCGACGGTCAGATTGCTGTTCGCGAAATTGACCGCCTGCGCACTTGTATTACGCATACCTACCGTCACACAGCAGCCCTTCGGTACGCAGACCTGTGCAGAGACGTAGATATTAAAATAATTCTCGACTGCTGCCGGAGTGACCGTAGCCGTAGCGCTTGCCAGTGCTTCGCCGTTGATGGAAAGCGCTGCGGTAATCGCTTCGACCGTGCCGCCGGTCGGGATGGCGATGTTGCCGCCGTAGGAAATTTTGAAAACTGCCCTACACTGGTTTGTCAGCCCGCGAAGCGTCACAAGCCCACTTCCCTCTCGATGTACAATGCACGGCTTGCTGCTGATCGTCGTTTCCGTCAGAGGCACATTCTGCCCGGCGGCAATTGTCTGAATGTTTACATTCGTAAATTCTGCCATAAAATCATTCCTTTCTGCCTCGAATTCGAGGCAATTAAAATAGCGGCGGGACGATTGCCCCGCCGCGTTGATCGAGTATCGGCAAGGAACCGATCATTTCCGTGAGTCCACGAAAAAGCTCTACGTTATGGAGTTAAGCGCAGTTGCCGCAGCCGTAGTTATAGCCGCTGTTGCAGCAGTACGGATTTGCGACCACATAGGCCGGGCTCGGGCTCGGGCGGAGCGTGGACACAAGGTAGTTGTTCTGCGCCGCCTGAGAAGCCGCCAGCTGTGCCGCAAAGAGCTGCTGGTTCTGCTCGGCAATCTTCGCGTCCTTCGCTGCAAGCTCCTGCGCCGTCAATCTCTGGTCAATGCTGCGGAAGCCGCAGTTCATCGCGTCGATGATGTCGCGAGTGCTGTTCTGCACGGTGTTGCGGGTGTCGCATGCCTGCGTCGCGAGGTTATAATTGATACCCTGAATCGCCTCTCTGGTCTCGCAGCAGCAGTTTGCAGCCTGCATCGCCATGTTGTTCAGCTGCTGCATAAGCGCGGCCTGCTGATTGCAGCGGGAAAGCTCCGCCTGAGAGAAGCCGGAAGTCACAGCCTGCGTTACACCGGCAAAGCCGTTAAGCATCCCCGTGTTCATCGCATAGAAGCCGTCGCAGATACCATTGTTCACGACGTCAATCTTTCTTTCGATGTTCGAGAAGTCAGAGGCCAGAACATAGCCGTCAACAACGCCGCCGCTGTTCCCTCCACGATTGCCAAAGCCGTTTCCGTTACCCCAGCCGCAGAAAATTGCGAGGAACAGGATAATGATCCACCAGCCATTACCGCCGCCCCATCCGTTGCCGCCGTCCGAGTTTGCCGGAACTACAGGCATGTTCATAGGAATACCATCGCCATTCAAACTCATAGTTTTCTCCTTTCGTAGATTTTGAAATTTATCTCAATCGTGGCCACGATTTTGACCGTTCAGCTGTTCGGAATTTCCGAACTACTGCATCAACTGCTGAAACTGCCCAGCCATCTGCTGGAGCTGGTTCAACTGCTGCTGCGAGATTTTCCCAGACTGTACCAGCTTCTCAACCTCCGCCCTCGGGTCTCCCTGAAAGCTCTTCTTGAACTGCTGAAACTGCCGCATCATATTTTGAAACTGTCCCATCACTCCAGGCATTTGCCCGCCGCCGAGCGCGTTAAACAGAGGATTCATTGTCTGCCTCCTTCACCTTTCTAACGGGCTTGACGCTCAGAGCCGCCACCTTTGCCGCCAGTTCGTCAAAGTCCTTGCGGGTCACGTATTCCACCGTAGGAACTGTTTGTGGCGCTGTGGGGCTCACAGGGGCTGTAGAGCGCTCTACAAGGTCATACGTTGTCATTGCTGGTTTACCGCTTGCGTCGGCTTTCTTCACATACACAACCGGCGCATTCATATCCCAAAGCGTGACGGCGTTATTTGGCGCGACGATAAATTCGTTTGCCGCCTTTTCGTTCGGAACCCAGATGATAGACTGTCCCCCGCTCGGCTGCTGTGACTGAGGTTGCGGAGTCGGATACTGCATCGACGGCGCAGGCTGATACTGTGGACGCATCATTGGTTCCTGCATCATGGGCGGCTGATTGTAAATCGGCTGCTGATACACATAAGGCTGTTGTCCGAACATCATTTATCCTCCTTTTCCCAGTAGAACAGTGGGATTTCGTTCCCGGAATCCCAGCTATCGAAATACTTTCCGTCCTCTACGCACACGACGTGGCTTGATAGAGCGAGTACATACACGCCGCGCGGATGGTCTCTTGCGAATTCCTCGACCGTATAGCAGTCCGGGCATGTGTTCGGCACAACGTTCCTGGTAAATCCCTGCTGCCGGAGGTACGCGCCCCAGACACTGTTTGCCGACGGCATGTCCCCCATCTTCAACCCTTGTAGGCAAAGCCCAACGTATGTTTCATCCCAGCTCTTTCCCGCCGCCTTTGAGATCGCCCGGACGGTACAGTCTCCGACTTGTTTTCCTTCCGGGTTCGGATTGAAATAAGAAAAGCCCATACCGAACACTCCTTTGATGTGTCCAGTATGGGCTTTTTCGTATTTTCGTGTGCCTCAGTTGTGCCTCAATTTTGCTTATCTCATCATCTCTTTAAAATATGCTATGCTCCAAACGCCTTGCTGCTCGAGTGTAAGACATTTGTCAAAGTTGGCCGTAAACGTTTCGATGTCGATTTTGCCGTACTGTTCGGCGATTTCGCGGTCGATATCTTCCGTTGCCTTGCCCATCGCGTGGAGCTTGCGGACCATAATGGTCGCCCACTTGACGGGGAAACGCTGCGCATTGTCAATGTCGCTCTGGCTCCGTGTATTTGTGGCCTTGCGGCAAATCGCAAAGATCGTCGCCAGCGCCTGAATCTGCTCGGTTTTCATATCAGATACCTCCTTGTTTATATACTTACCAATCCACCCACGCAGGAGTTCATTGGGTGTTGTCCCGTCCTCTTTCGCTGCTGCCTTAAATTCTTCAGCAACTTCACGCCTCACTCTCGCAGCGACGTTTGTCATGTTTTCGGCCTGCCACTTTGCAGTGGCGCGGCGCTGCGAATCGCTCTGCATAGTTCCACCTCCAATCAGCAAGGCATGGGGTCGTCGAGGTCCGCCGCGCGGCGCAAGGCTGCTTTTACAGCCTCAAGGTCGAAACTCTCAACGGGCTCCGAATTCGCAACCATCATCTCTGCCATGATATCGCCGGTTTCGGCCATGTAAACCTGCGCGTTCACGGCATTCGCGAAGCGGGTCAGCAGATCGGCTCCGTCTTTATACGGTGCCATTTTCTTTTCGCGGTCTGCTCTGATCGCCGCGAATTCAGTCTCCGTGATAAACCCTTCGCACATAAACTTGTGCGCCGTTTCCACCTCCGCATAAATTCTACTTTCGATGGTGCTGAGTTTATTTGACGCGTAGTAAAGTTTCTTTGTATTGATGCTCTTGATTTCCATTGTTTGTTCCCTCCCGGCTTTCGCCTTGCTTTATCTTATGGCCTTATTA